GATGAAAACAGATGAAGTGATTGGACATCCATTATGGATGATGCCAGTTATGTTACTATCAATTCTTTTATTGATAGAAGGTCTTCATACTTCTGCCCATTTACATCAAGAGATTGATGTTCATGGTATTTGCAGACAAAACAAAGAATACATAGAGATGAAAGAACAGGAGGAAGACAGTTGGTAGAACTGTTGCAATTACTTGAAGCAGGATTAGCTTTCACGGCAGTAACTGTCACTGCCGTGTCTGCTCCTGTTATGCTACTATCGGGAGAACCATTGCCTAATATAGATCCTGTGGTAGAATCTGTGGTAAATAAAGAAGAAACCCCCGAATTAAAACAATGACAACATCATATCAAGACGATGCTCATGATCCAGTCACGGGCAAGTATATCAAGCCTGAGGATAGAGTAAAAGCAGAAGTAGATAACTTTACAATAACAACTGAAGATGACACACCTCCAGTTTACAATGTACCTACTGAGTATAATCCAGATCTAGATCCAAGAGTACATCCTGAGTTGGCAGTAGGAGCAGCAGATACTGTTACTGTATTTGGTGGAGGAGAAGATATTACGATTGGTATTGATACTAGTGCTAATGTAGTAATAACAGAAGATACTAATATTGATTATAGTGTTGATTACGATCCTAACTTTGATCATATTAATCTTACAGATCCATATGCAGCTGCAGTTGATTATAGTGTAGCTGGAATGTCAACCGCTAGTTATAATCCAGCATCACATGAACATCAGCATGAAATAAAGGAGACATTGGATCGTATTCTTGATCAACAAGTCCATCTACAACATCATGTACATGAATTAATGATAAAGGTGGATCAAGTTAGTCATAAGGTAGAACATTTACTTGAACATGCTCATCAACCATTGACAGGAACTGTTCAAATCGACTGCCCTACAAAGGTTGGCGCTGGTTACACGGTATAAATTCCTAATTAAATTATGTAAAGAAATTCATTTTTATTAGGATTTCCTGACTAAATAATGATAGAATTAAGGCAAAACAAGATGATCTAAAACCTTTATTTTCATCATGTTTATAGTTTAAAGGAGAAGACCAGTATGAAGAACCTAATGTCGTACAACCAGATGGCAGAATGGGTACATCACGAGGATACGAATCTTGAATTTAATCAAGACGACTTAATAGATGAATACTTCGACTGTCTAATAGATTGTGACGACAATGCGAATCAATGTAGACAAGTTTGTAGCCAAATTTTAAAGTAAATTTTTAAAGACAATGTAATTCTAAAACCTCCGCAAGGGGGTTTTATTTTAGTTTTATGAGCATAATCATTTATCAAGAGCATTGTGAGATGTTGGAGAGAGAAAATGAGGAACTCAAACGTGAAGTCCTTTTCCTCCGAACAATGCTAGAATATAAATCTTTAGGTCTACCCTTGACAGATGAGGGTGGAGAGAGTACAATGGAACCAGATACCTAATTCAATGCCTTTAATTTTAATACCTGCAGCTTTTGCTGTAACCTATGCCACATGGATTATAATTAAGTATGATCCTAATTCAAGATTTAATCTATGACCGAACCTAAGATTGCTCCTCTCGGTGGCTGTTACAGCTATAATAAGCTGAAAAAAGAGGGTCTTGTTGATGAAACCAAAACAAAGTCAGATGATGACGAACGTGAGGCATACGACAAGATCCCTTCTCGTTACTGAGGGGAAATCGACTTTTTGTTCTTAAAATAGCGCTAAAAAAACTCCGACTATTTTTTGAGCCACAGGGTCGCTTTCTAAATAATTCTTAATTATGAAATCATATGAGTCCAGATAGACATGACATTCCTATTTTAGGAAACTTTTATACCAAAGATGAAGTCGATGGTATGATTGCTGCTGCATTAGAAGAAGCACGTGCTATCGATGAAGAATCAATGCGTAAACATAACCGAGATGCTACTATTATTAGTATGATTCTCGGTTTTACTTGTTTGGCGCTGTTTCTTGATGGTACTTTAAGATTACTTGGTATCATTCCACCTTTTATGGATATTGATATAAGTATAGTTGATGAAATTGCAGATAAAGTTGAAAATGAGGTTTTGCCTCTAGTACAACAAGCAAAGGGATACATTCCGAGGATCTAAACGTGGATCAATTCATAGTTCTATTTTATTTTGTGTTGTTCGCTGCTACCGCAGGGGCAACTTTTGCTTTTATGTGGAAATTGATGTCAACTACGTTAGAAGAGTCACGAAGACCGCCTAGGAGAGATACTCTTCATCCAGAAATGAGGGATATTCAATCAGGAGAAGAATTATTGGTTTTTCGAGCTGATCCAGAAGGCGATGATGGGGATGAAGATGACATGATTATTGTAAGAAAATGATTGTAGTTAATGCCGAAAATATTAGGATATTGGCTATAATGGTCTTGGGTACAATATGGTTTTTTTTATTGGTACAACAAATTCAAGAAAATTCTGAGGAGGATTAATTATGTGGTATGTTATAGGATGGACGATAGTTACCATGTGGCTATTGTCAAAATTAGGAGTTTTTAAAAAATAATGTTAGCATCTATACTATTATTCACTGCACTCCCATTTGTGGGTTTGACAATATTCTTCGGTACAAAGGGTGGATATTATGACAGTGATGATTATAATGGTGACGGTTGTGCTCATGATGTAAAACGATGAAAATGCGAACTCAAACAAAAGAGAATTATTACTACATCTTTTGGGTTGTAGCAATGATAGCCTTCATAGTTCCTCAAGTCTTCACTGCTATAGCATATCACAGACTTGCTGATCTACTAACTAAACCAATACAAGTGGAGCATGTAAACGAATGAATTTTCTACTAGCAATAATGTCTTTTGCTAATTTTGTATTCTATCCATTAGTGATAGGTACAATTATTGCTGTAATTATCGAACAGATTTTTAGATCAATAGGTAAAGAAGAGAATGAAGGTGATGTAAGGAGAGTTGCAATCTCTATGGGGATTAGAAAGTATCTTTACAGACAAGCATGGCTTTTTAATGTTATTTGGTTCTTTGCTTATTTCATTCTTATGTTCACTGTGGGTAGACAGGCACCCCAATCAATGCCTGATATGATTTGGCAAGGATAATATGAAGATTGATACCCAAGGAATGAGTCTTGATCTTCCACCAGAGAAAGATCCTAAGACAGGTTTATGGAAGCATCCTAGACCAATAGAAAACCAACGAAGTAATTTAAAACCTGCTACTATCACACCAAGAAGGTTGTTCACCGAATCATATGTTAAGGAGATGAAGATCCTTATCAATGAAGTATTGGATGAGAGAGAACATAGGAAGAGAATGGAGGGGGCATATGATGATGTCAAACCTTTACCTCCATCATACTTCGATACTGAACATTTCAAACATATTGTTGGTGAGGAGGAACCGCCTTATAAAGACTGGAGCCAATGATTGCTCAAATTGTTGATGATCTATATGATATGTCTTTTTTAACAGAATGGGAAGACCTTCTGTTAGATCATATTCCAGTTTATAGTACCAATGTAGCAAATCCTAAATCTTTTCCTAATAGGAGAATAGGGAGTCATAGACTTCTTGGTGTGGATATATTTTCTAGAAATGGACTTAATAGAGTTGATGTTCTTCATCCAAAGGCATCTAAATTTTTTGATGCTTTTGAGATTCTAGAAAATCAAGTATTCAGAGATTCTATTTACTTACATAGAATAGATGTAAATCTACAATTCCAATATCAGGAAGGTACTCAACATATGGATGGCGTATCTCACACTGATTATACTATTATGGTTATGAATAATACCAAATGGAAATCAGAATGGGGTGGACAATTTCAAATGTTGAGTAGTGATGGTAATGTAATTGAAGAACATGAATATATACCAGGCAGGGTAATTATATTCCCTGGCGATGTTTCACATAGGGGTCTTGCTCCTATTGTTCCTTATGTTTATAGGTACACTACAGCATATAGAGTTGTAATGGATCCAGATAAAGTACTTTCTTACGTCAGAACTTATGCCAAATATTAAAAGAATAGGAGATAGATGCCTTAGAGTTAAATCTGAGGATGTTGTGTTTGAGAAGAACGAAATTCATAAATTATTCACGGATATGTGTGAGGCCATGTATGAAGAAAATGGTATTGGTCTTGCAGCACCTCAGATAGGTATTAATAAGCGAGTTATAATTGTAGATGAGACAACAGAAGAACATGGCAGATATACACATTTAATGATAAACCCTAAAATCACTTGGAGAAGTGAAGAGAAGGTTTCATTTGATGAGGGATGCCTAAGTGTTCCAGATCAAAATGGGGAGGTGTCACGACCTAAAGAAATTAAGGTAACCTTCCAAAATAAGGATGGTAAATATAAGAAATGGAAACTTGATGGTTTGGCAGCGAGAGTTGTACAACATGAAGTGGATCATTTGGATGGTATACTATTTGTCGATTACCTAAAAGAGACCGATGTTTAACTTCAAAAAGATCAAAGAAAAAAGAATGGAGCGATATGAAAAGTATCGTGAAAAGTGGAGATCAGAGATAAAATCTATTGTCAGAGAGGCAATGGATGAGTGGGCTTCTGAGGTAGAGTATTTAACTAAGGCAACAGATAAAGAAGGACGTTATTACTGTTCTAAATCTGATTGTGAAGGAGTAAGGTTTAATGATAAGGAAGATTAAAGGTCTTATCATAAAGGCTTTAAATAAATTGATTCCTGAACCTACAAAACAGGAATTGAATAATACTGGCCTTAAATGGGATAATGAATATTCTTTCCATCCCGCTGGACAAAAGGATAAAAATACTGTAGAATGACATCATGACACTAACTAAATTTTCTAAGTTAATTAAGGAAGGAACTAAAAAGTCACATACCATGGCTGAGAATACAGGGTTTGTAACGAACTTTCTCGCTGGTGTTGTTGACAAGGACAGTTATAAACAACTGATTGCAGACTTTTTCTTTATCTACACTGCTCTTGAAGAACAGGTAGATAAGTTTAAAGATGATCCTTGGATTTCTTCTATAGCGTTTGATGAACTCAAACGTGTTCCTTCTCTTGAGAGGGATTGCGAGTTCTATTGGGGTGAAAATTGGAGAGAAGTTATTTCTCCTACAGATGCCTGTAAGAATTACGTCAATAGAGTTAAAAAGATTAATGCTAAGTTCTTAGTAGGACACCACTATACACGTTACCTTGGTGACTTATCTGGTGGTCAAATATTGAAGAATATTGCAAATAAATCAATGGGCTTGGATGGAAAAGGACTTGATTTTTATGAATTTGAAGGAATTGATAATCCAGGCAGTTTCAAGACAAGGTATAGAAATGCTTTAGATAATCTTCCCATCAACAAACCTGATGGAGAATTGATTATTAATGAAGCAAATTATGCCTTCAAGTTGAATATGGATGTCTTTAATGAAATAGGATCAAATAAGAAATTTCCATTACTATCAACTATTAAATCTCTTGTTAAAGTGACATGGAGATCTATTAAATCCAAAATTAATAACTGGGAAAGGACATGACTTGGTTTCTAGTCGTACTCAGCAACTTATTCTTGTATGCTGCTTTAAGAATACATTTGGTTAGGAAATTCCGAACCAGTTATTCAATATATCTAAAAGATAGTGAAGGAAGAAGGCAAACTTTGACCGATACTATTTCACATCTTTTAGAAGTTAATGAGATACAAGATAGACAGATCAAGTATCTGGCTGGAGAGATGGAGAAACAATGGTTAAATCTTGAACAGATTGCCTTAGTTACAGGTGCTGAAAAGTACTGTACTGAGAAACCTTCACCAAAAATACAATGAAAGACATGAACTCCATAGAGGGTAGTGAAACCAAGAGTGAGAAGAGAGATAGAGCAATCTCTTTATTTCTTGAATCTCTCTATAAACCTGATGATGTTCTCCGTGGTTGTGCTCACAATCAAAAGTGTTATGATGAACTGATGGAAGTCAGAGAAATTGTAATAGAATATGTACAAAATGATTTGAGGAGACGAGGCCTTCACAACAAAGGCCCTTTGACTTGATGACTCTTTTAGAAAAACAACTTTTAATGGTTCAATCATTAAGAGAATCTATGCCTTTAGAAGATAGAGCGTATTTCTACCTAACTCCTGTGTTAAATATAAAAGCACACTTGAGGACTATGAAGGATAGAGTTAATGTTAGACGAAGCTCAGAGGAAGGATTTGAGGAAAACCGCAAAAAGACTAATTAAGATTGCAAAAAAACATCCAGAATGGTATACTGATTCTGATGTTAGATACGCTAAGATGATAAAGCGTGAAAACAAAAAACTTAAGAAAAACAACGATGAAAATCTTTCTTGATACTGCCGACTTTGATCTGATTAACGAAAGGGTTAAGACAGGTCTTATAGATGGTGTGACAACAAACCCAACACTTATACTAAAAAGTGGTGGAGACCCAGTAGAGACGATTAAAAAGATCTCTGGCGAGTTTCCTTTCTTTGAGTCTATTTCTGCAGAAGTAGTTGCAGATAACGCTCCAGAGATGATGGAACAGGCACAAGCATTTAAAGATCTTAAGAATGTTACTATTAAGGTTCCATTGACAACTGAAGGATTGAAAGCATGTAAATTGCTTGCATCCGATGGTTTTACTGTAAATGTAACTCTATGTTTTTCAGTTGCACAGGCAGTTCTTGCTGCAAAAGCAGATGCCACTTATATTTCACCATTTGTAGGTAGGGTTGACGATAACTCATTTGATGGTGTAGGATTGGTTAAGGACATTGCTTCTCTATATAAAGAGCACCTATCAAGGACACAAGTTCTTGCAGCATCTCTCAGAAATGTGGCTGATGTTGCTAAGTGTTTCTCAGTGGGAGCAGATGTAGTAACAATGCCTCCTTCGATTTTCGATAAGATGTATAATCACATCTTAACCGATAAGGGACTTGAATTATTCCAAAATGATTGGAATTCAATTAACAAATAGGATTATGACTTTATCTCAACAAGTACAGGACGGTTTACAAGAAGCAGAATTAAAACTTCGTGAGACTCTTGCCTTTGCCGCTAAGGTAGAAAAACCTTATATCGTCAGAGAGATTGGCGGTATGATTTCTCATATTGATAATCTTAAGTCTACAGACGAACTGTTTGATAGAATGGATCACGTAATTAGTAAGTTAGAGAAAGATGATTGATTGGCGATATTCCGATGAACGTATGAAAATGCGTCAACAATCCTTTTTAGCCCTTAAAAATTACAATGATTTAGATCATGTCAGGTTCCTCTATGAATTTTGCCACCTCTGGGTATCGCAGGGGAAACAGGACACAATCGGAATCGAAGACAGTTTTCTTAGATTCTGCGAGAACTCGAAAAATCCGTGAAGATTCTATAGTAAGAGTACCTGACATTTTAGGTGATGGAAAACCCCTAGAAGGTCGGGTTCTTTTTATAGGCGATAATACAAGTCGTGCCTTGAATGGGACAAAACATGCGGTTTACCTTACCGTTTGTATTAATGAACAATCCCTTACATCACTTTTAGTATTTAAAGATGATTGGCCCACCTTAGAAGTAGTTAAGTTTTAAATCTATGTTTACTATATACGGAAAAGATGAATGCCCAATGTGTTTCAAGATCAAAACTGTTCTTGAATTACTAGGCAAGGACTATGAGTATAAAGAATTGGGTACGGATTACACAGAAGAGGAGTTTGAAACTAAATTCCCTAATGTTCTTTCTGTACCACAGATCATATTGGATGGTAAGGTACTTGGTGATGCTAACCAAACCTTAAAATATCTAAAAGAACATAAGGTATTTTGACATGATACCTCCAGATGTAGACATAAATAAGGGCGTTGAACTACTATTAAAAGGAGAATCAAAACCGAAACCACCGCCTAAAAATCTATTAGATTTAAGATTTACTCTATTCGGTAAAGAATTTAGTTTATCATTCAACATAAAAAACACAACCAGTAATTAACCTTGGGAGGTTCCACATGGAAACAACAGTACTTCTTGTTATGTTTAGTATATTATGCGTGACATTTTTGTTAATTGGTGGTATAATTGGCTGGTTAGCCCAACAAAATAATTACGTCAATATGCAGAATCAGGCGGTGGCATATACCCACCCTGAGATGTATGACGAAAATGGGAATTTAATTCCCGATGAAATCGTAGCCGTGAGGTTTGAAAATGACAACAGCGAAGAAGACGACGAGGAGTAAATCCTCTTCAACTAGGAAACCTAGAACTCGCAAAACTACAACAACTAAAACCCCTGTGACTAAGCCAAGGACGGTGACAGTTAAGAAAAAAGAACTGCCACCTAATCCTTTGGTGCATGAGATATTAGAAGCTGTAGATGCAGAAAGAATCAAGACTAAAAAAGTAGATCTTCTCCGTACTCATGGAGACGACTCTCTAAAAATGTTAATGGTTTGGAACTTTGATTCATCTGTTATTTCTATGTTACCAGAGGGGCCTGTACCATATCAACCTGTAGAAGGAGATGTTCAGGCATCTAAAGAGATGGGAGTTCCATCAAGAACCACAATTCGGAATGCTGCCCGTCAGTTCTACCGTTTTGTAAAAGGTGGCGATGACCAACTTAATAAGATAAAGAGAGAAAGTATCTTTATTAATCTTCTTCAAACATTACCACAACCTGAGGCTGAGATTCTTATTTTAGTTAAAGATAAGAAACTTCAGACTAAGTATAATATCACTCAGGAATTAGTGGCAGAAGCATATCCAGAAATCACATGGGGGAACCGCAGTTGAAAATCATTCACGAAGATTGTGATCCTAAACTTGCTGCAGATAAAAAACTTCCATATACTGCCTACCTTGTAGAGTATGTTAAGGAAGTGGAAACTGATGGTAAGAAGTCTGATAAGACTTGTTACGACATCACTATTTGTCAAAAGCAGGTAGAAATGTTTGATTATTACTACGATAAGTACAAAAAAGGTCTGAAGAATTGGAAACAGACTGAAGGGCAAATGAACCCTAAACTCTGGTCAGATCAGATGCTTCAATCTAAGAAAGAGGCAAAACCTAAGAAACCACAGAAGAAGAAAAATGGGTGAATATTCAGGATCCTCTCCTATGGGAGATGGTAGAAACGTTGCTGGAAGTAAATTCACTGGTGATGCTAAACAAGGTAAAGTTGAGATGAATACTGAGGAGTATAAAAAACTCATCAAGAAGTATAAGAAGACTAAGAAATATATGAAATCTAATTTATTTGCAGTAAAAACTATGGATGGCACAGAGAAATATGTGTCACAACTAATGAAGGAAGCTGATGAAGCAACTGAAGGTCTATGATGATTTTCTAAATCC